GGTCAGGTCATCAGCGCTGAGCATTGTCGGGCCGATGGGATTGGGCAGCGTCAGGGGTTCTGCTTCTTCGCCGAGCATGACGCTAAGCATGACGTTGTACGTGCGCGCAATACCGCTGATGACCGCGTCTCTGATGCGCGCCATTCTGCCGATCTCGCTTGACGTGTACGCAGCAAGCAGCCGCTGTTCAGTGGCTGTGCTGCCGGTGGCTTCTCCACGTGTGAACGGCGCAAGCAATCCCGCGTCGTTGATGTCCTGGAGAACCTGCTGCCCGTACAGGGTGATGTCAGGTGGTATCGGCGGGTTGGGCACAGGCACGATTTCACCGGCTATCTGTGTTCCTGGCGGTGCGTCTACCTCAATAAACTCACCGTCAACCCCTTGTGCCATCTTGCTTGCAGCTTCATCAGACAAGAAGCCCTGCCTGACCATCCATTGCCGTGCCATGCGCCGCACACCCTGTGACTGATAGGTGCGCATGACGTTTGCCTCACGCAGCTGGTCATGAATGCGCGCAAGCAGTGCGTACCCGCGCAGGGGCACTTCAGGGTCACGGCTGAAATACAGCGGGATGATTGGCACCACTGGCCTGCCTGACGCTGACTTATACGGTATGCCGCTGGTCACGTGCTCTGTTTCTGCTTGCAGGTCTTCAAGCCCCGTCTCAGAGCCCGCATCAGGGTCAAGGGCACCGACCTGCACCTTCACACCGCTGAACAGGTACCGGTCACCGTCTTTGAAGTCAGGCGACCACACCAGCAAGCGGTCATCCTGAAGGTCATACATTTCAACAACCCGAACCCACTGCCCTTCATCGGTCACTGCCATGCCGTACGTGCTGTCAGGGCTTGCAGTGTGCTCCTGCTGCTCTATCCAGCTTGTATAGGTGCGTGCCTTGAAGCCATCCCTGCGCCTGCTGTAGCGCACTGCAGCTTCCTCGAGCGGCATCAGGTACACGTGCCCAACGTAGCGCTGCGCATCCCACGATGAAGCGGTAGCATCGACGATAACTTCCCACGGTGGCACCGCTGCCGCACTGATGCGCTTCAGGGGGTCAACATTGGCAACGGGCTGCAGCTTCAGGAACGAGCAGGGGAACACCAGTGCAAGCCGGGTTGCGTCTTCAATCTGCTCCCTGACCGTCAGCAGATACCGGTTTGCAGTGGCCTGACTGACTTCAGGGTTGCCCCTTCCCCTGATGTCAGGCCCGACGATGACGGCAGGGTTCTTTGCGTACAGGCTGCCAAGATAGCTTTCAACGACGGCATAGCCCTTTGGTAGCTCAGTGCGCAGCACCTGGCTGCGGTCACCGTACGGCACCTGCAGGCGCTCCTTCCAATAGCGCGTCATGTAGAACGCCTTCTGCTGCCGTAGCTCTGCCCGGCAGTCATCCCAATAAGCGTCATGCTGCGCAAGTATCCGTTGTATCTCTTCAGGCTTCATCTGCTTTCCTTTAGAACGGCATACCGTGATTGTTCAGCCTGCGCGCGCGTGCCTGACCAATCAGGTGCTGCGCTCTGTGCTTCACTGCTGCTATACCCTCGCTGCGCCATGAAGGGGGCACGTCTCTGAGTGCACGATAGGCCAGAGCACAAGCCATAGCAAGGTCATCGTGGCTGCCAGGGGGCGCTTCAGGTGTTGCTTTGCCTGCAGGCACTGTCAGGCTGCGTAGCTCCAACCACAAAGCGCGATCCATGCGCGTAATGACTTCAAGGTGGTCGCGCAGGGTGCTCAGCGCGTCAAGCTTTGACTGCACCGTGGTCACCCAGGGCTTGCCGGTGGCAGGGTTGCGCCACTGGTACCGATAGCCGCAGTGGTCAAGCTCGAGCAGGACCGCATGACCATGATTGTTACTCTCTGTGAGCACAAGCGCGTGATTGTAGCGGGTAGCTACGCGCACCACTTCATGCGCCCAATGACGGGGGCTGACGGTGTTGGAGCGCTGCACGTACACCGGTTGCATGGTGCCCACACTGACCACCACAAGCGCGCTGTAGTCCCCGCCTACACCACCACCAACATCAACGCCGACCACGTAGCGGTCAGCAGGGTGCGGTGCTTCAATCTGCCGCTGCGGTGTGCTGCTGTCTATCGGTTCGATGCGCTGAAGCTCTGCTGCGTCAAACCACGCACCCTCACGCTTTAGGAAGCAGTCTTCAAGGCTGGCAGGGTATTCAATCCTGAAGTTCTCCAGCCCGAGCTGCAGCACCTTGCGCCTGCGCCAGTACAGCTGTGCCAGTGTCAGCCCGTACCGCTCGCGCTCTGCCTGCTCTGCACTGCTGATGGAGCTTGCAAAGCTGTCAGGGTAGTCATGGTCAGCGTACGCAGGGTGCTCATGCCACCACATCGTGAGCAGATGCCAGCCGTTGTCAGGGGCACCGCGCACGATGTTGCTGAAGCGGTCACCAGGGTTCTGCGCTGTACTCTCGATGATGAGCAGGCCCGCATCACCAACGGCAGCGTCAGCCTGCTTCAGCACTTCATTCTGATTGGGGGCATACGCAAATTCACTGACCACGGCAGCGGCAGGCTGGAAGGAGCGCAGGCCGGTCTTTGACCTGGTTGTGAAGGCTTTGATGCTGGCGCCTGTGTCTTCAAGCACAAGCTCACCCGCGTTGCTGACCTTCAGCCCCCTGCGCAGGAAGCGCGGCAGGTCTTCAAGCCATCTGCGGTTTTCACGCAGGAGCGCTTCAGCAGAGTCAGCGCGCATACTCACAAGGGCCATCATTGCAGCGTGCGGTGTGGTGTACGCCATATGCTGCAGCACCATCTTGCAGCCTGTGGTGGCAGCTACCTGACGCGCTTTGATGACGGCGATGCGCTTGTGCCCTGCCTTGACTGCTCTGAAGATCTTGCGCTGCATTGGCAGAGGTCTGAAGGGCACCGGCTTCTTCGTGTCCTTGTCTGCCACCTGGTGCAGCCTTGAAAACTGCTCGCAGCTGGTCAGACTGGCTGCCATGCGCTGCCGTAGCTGGTCAGGCACTGACGCGGGCAGGTAGGCAGTCACAGCTTGCCTTGAAGCCACGCAAGGTCATCTGCAAGGTGTGCCACCATGTCAGCGGTCACAGCATCAGGGCACTGCCTGCGCAGTATGGTCAGCGCACCTGTCAGGTCAGCCACGCGCACAAGCGCAAGTGTGCGCAGCGCAGGGTCAGGCATTGACAGCACGGCAGCGGGTGCAGGGTCAGGCAGCAGCTGCACCTGCGCAGGCTCTACCGGCAGCAGGCCGGCACGCTGACGCACCTGGTGCAGGCTGACGTGCGGTCTGACTGTGCAAGCTCCTCTGCGGTCAGCGCCTGCAGTCTGATACCAGCGCTGCAGCTGCCCTGTGACTGCCCACGACTTGACGGTGCCGTACGGTACACCGGCAGCCTGTGCCGCTGCTTCATAGGTCATCAGGTCATCAGGTATCGGCTCTTCTTTGGTGTTCATGTCCTTCCTTCCTTCCTTGTGTCAAGGCATCAGCAGAGTGACTCCTACCTTGTCAGCTTCTGCCTGTGCTTCTGCCCTGCTTGTGCAGATGCCTTCTGCAAGCAGCTCGCCGTTCGATGCGCGGTTGCACTGCCACCGAAACTTGAAAGCAGCAAGCTGCCTGACCTGTCGGTGCGTGGTCTGTGTCTCGCTGCGCCACGTGTACCAGGTGCTTTGGTGCCACTTGTACCGATACTTCTTAGCCATCTTCCCCACCACTGAGCAGTGCCAGTACAGCGCTCATCTCTTCGATGTCTTGCGCTGCCGTGGTGTCTATCTCTGGCGGGCCGTGCTGCAGCCTGCCACGCTCCAGACTGACCCATTGGCGCAGCGCGGGTATGGTGTACGCGGGCATTTCATCGCCCCTGTACAGCGCTTCAGCAACCAACAACATTAAGCCGCTGAAGACACCTTCTAAGTCACGATCACGTGCGCTCTCATATAATCGCCGTTCTGGGCTGACTCTGCTGGGCATGCTCTGAAGGTACCCTAAAACGGTCAGGGAAGGTGCCCGGAAAAGTATCAGGAAGGGGTTGCTTCAGTCTTGTGCTGCATGGTATATGTATTGTGCTGTTCAAGACTGAAAGGAGCACAGAATGAACACCAAACTGCCCAACCCTGACCTGCACCTTCCTGACCCTGGCTTTGACGCACCGCTTGATGATGCTGCGGAGTACCTGCTGAGCGTTGACACTGCTGACCTGATTGCAGGCTGCGCAACCATCACAGAAGCAGTGGTCAAGGTGCTGCATGAGACACAGCTTGATTACCTGCGCTTTGACGCTGATGACATGCACGCGGCTATTGCAGAGCACCTGACTGATGCTGCCAATGACCTGCAGAACCTGCCCGCGCTGACTGATGCGCAGGCGCTGCTGCTGACCGATATCACTGAGCTGCTTGGTGACAATGACCTGTCATGGCTCGCCGACCTCGAGCAGGACGTTGACACTGATGCGCTGCTGCTTGACATGGCACGCTGCCGCTGCCCGGTCTGCCGCACTGACTGCAGCGCGCAGCTGCTCTACACCAGCACTGACGAGTACGTTGTATGCCCTGGCTGCAACGGCGCCACGCTCGCAAGTGGCCTGACCGATGCAGCGCAGGATGAAGCGCACGTTGCCCTGCTCACCATGCTGACTGAAGCACGCAAGCACAATGACATGGTGCTGCGCCTGCTGTACCGGGGTGT